CTGATAAATTACTAAAAAATACTAACGTTTCAAAATACATAGAAAAAATAACAGAAGAAATTGCAAATAACAGAATAGCAAAAGCTGAGGAAATACTTGAATTCTTAACTGCAACTTTAAGAGGAGAAGTAACTGAAGAAGTTGTAATAGGAGGATTTGGAAAATCAGTAACAGAAAAAATAGTTAAAAATGTAGATTTAAAAGATAGACTGAAAGCGGCAGAACTTTTAGGTAAAAGATATAGGCTATATACTGATAAAGTTGAAGTTGAAGGGGTTATTCCAGTCATGATTGTAGGTGAAAGCGAACTTGAAGAGTAAGAAGATCAGACTGCCTGAAGTAGTCGGAAAAGGATACAAGGATTTTTGGAATTTCAAAGGAAGGTATAGAGTTTGTAAGGGTAGCCGGGCAAGTAAGAAGAGCAAAACAACTGCTCTTTTTTTTATTTTTGCACTAATGAAATATCCTGGTTCTAACTTATTAGTTATAAGAAAAGTATATAGAACTTTAAAAGATAGCTGCTTTGCAGATTTGAAATGGGCAATAAACAAACTTCAGGTAAACGACTACTGGAGTATCAAAGAAAGTCCACTTGAAATTATTTATATTCCAACAGGACAAAAAATCCTATTCAGAGGTCTGGACGATCCGCTTAAAGTTACTTCAATAACAGTTGAAACTGGAAATTTATGTTGGGCATGGGTTGAAGAGGCTTATGAAATAAACAGGGAACAAGATTTTAATATGCTCGACGAGAGTATAAGAGGAGTAGTTGAAGAGCCTTTATTCAAACAGATAACAATTACTTTCAACCCCTGGAACGAACGGCACTGGCTTAAGAAGAGATTTTTTGACATCGAAGATGAAAACATAATGGCCAAGACAACGAACTACATGTGCAATGAATGGCTTGACGAGAGCGATAAAAAGTTGTTCGAGGACATGAAGAAAAACAACCCGAGGCGTTATCAGGTTGCAGGGCTTGGAAACTGGGGAATAGTTGAAGGACTGGTATATGAGAACTGGGAAGAAAAAGAATTTGACTGGAGAGAAATTTTAAATAAAAGAAGAAAGGCGAAGGCAGTATTTGGGCTAGATTTTGGTTATTCCAACGACCCTGCTGCTTTTTTTTGTGGGATAGTGGATATGGAACAAAAAGAAATTTATGTTTTTGATGAAATATACGAAAAAAGAATGCAAAACACAACTATTTACACTAGTATAGAAAAACTAGGTTTTAGAAAAGAAATAATAACTGCCGATAGTGAGGAACCAAAGAGCATAGAACATTTGAGAGGTTTAGGACTTATAAGGATAAAAGCTTCAAGGAAAGGTAAAGATAGTGTTAATGCGGGGATACAGTTTATCCAGGATTTTAAAATTTATATCCATCCCAGATGTGTTAATTTTATAACCGAAATAAGTAATTATAGCTGGGATAAAGATAAATTTGGCGAAACAGTTAATAAACCGGTAGATGATTACAATCACTTGATGGACGCCATGAGATACGCACTTGAAGATTACATGAGAAATAACAGGATGACTACGATTAACAAAAATATACTGGGGGTGAGATAAGTGCAAATAAAAGTACTGGAAAAAGCATTATGGGACTTTTTAGCGAACAGATTAACAAGATTGCAGAAATTGGAGGATTACTACACAGGTAAGCACAAAATACTGGAGAAACAGGACAGATTGAAGGAAAAACAGGATAGTAAGATAGTCCACAATTTTCCGAGCTACATAACAACAATAGCGACGGCTTATTTTATCGGGAAAAATATAAATTATAAGCTGTTAAAGGAAAATCTGATAAACGAATACGAAATGGTGGGAAAATACTTAGCTACGGAGGAAGAACAGCAATGTAACTTCGAACATGCGGAAAACTGTTCAATCTTTGGATGTTCATATGAGCTGTGGTACAAAAATATAGATAACACGATAAATTTTAAGGCATTGGATCCCCGGGATGTATTTGTCATAAGGGATAATACGATAGACAAAAATATTAAATATGCAGTCCGTTGGAGCAGAGAAAAAGATGAAAATAATGAGTATGTCTATACTTTGGAGATTTACGACGAAAAAACTGTGACTGCCAGCACATTCACTTCCGTTATGGATTATAAAGGGATTGTGCTGACTCCTCAGGTACAGGGGGAAACTAGACTGCACGGATTCAATAAGGTACCGCTTATCGAATTTGCTAACAACAAGCGGAAGCTGGGAGACTTTGAAAAAGTAATCACACTGATTGACGGGTACAACGAAGCGGTGTCAACATCATTGGATGACATGAAGGACTTTACGGATGCAATTCTTATATTGACCAACATGCAGGGAACGGACGAAGAGGATATAAAAAGCCTGAAAAAAAATAAAGTGATGCTACTGGGAGAAAACGGGGATGCCAAATGGCTGATAAAAAACGTGAATGACACATATGCCCAGAACAATAAGAACAGGCTGAATCAGGATATACATAAATTTTCATTTATACCTGATATGCAGGACGAAAATTTTGCAGGTAACAGTTCAGGAGTGGCACTGGGATATAAATTGCTGGCACTGGAGCAGTTATCCGCACAGAAGGAAATGTACTTTAAAAAAGCTTTGAACGAAAGACTGGAATTAATTTTAGATTATTTTAATTTAAATTTAGTACCGCTGGATATTCAGAAAATATTCACGAGAAACACTCCTGAAAACTTAGTCGAGCTTTCCAATGTGATAACAAATTTACACGGAGTTGTGTCACAGGAGAGCTTAATTTCCCTACTGCCTTTCATTGAGGACACCGAGGCGGAGCTGAAAAAAATCGAAAAAGAAAATCAGACCGAGCAGCCTTTGGAATACAAGGGGTTAGCAAATGAAGAGTAAGGAATACTGGGAGAAAAGACAGCTTGCAAGAGAAGAACTGTCGTTTGACAAGGGAACTCAGGCATATGAAGAGTACGTGAAAATACTTAAGGAAAGCAATAAGGAGATAAATAATAAAATAGCACTTTTATATGCGAGATACCAGGGCGAATTAAAAAAGTTAGGTATTGATAAAATTCAGGCCAGTACACTTCTTCGTGGTACTGAATATAAGCAATGGCGGTACGATATAGAAAAATATGTAAAGGAAATTGAAAGGCTGAAAAAAAACAATCCCGTTGAATTCAGGAAACTGTCAGTTGAACTCGAAACACTGGCATATAGGAGCCGTATCAGCCGACTGGACAGCCTGAAAGCTGGTATTGACTATGAACTCATACAAGCAGGAGAGAAAATCAATAATAAAGTGACGGACACACTAACCGAGGTGTATAAGGACACATACACATCACTTACCGAAGACTTGAATTTTAAAAAAGGTGTAATCAGCAGCGGTACAGTAAAGATGGCACTGGAACAGGAATGGAGCGGAGCCAACTATTCAAGCAGGATATGGAGTAATACTGACAATCTGGCGAAAGCAATAAAAAACGAAGTGGTTATAGGACTAAATAAAGGACTTAACTACAGGACTATGTCACAGAATATAGCTAAAAAATTTGAGACTAGTTATAGAAACGCAGAAAGGCTGGTAAGAACTGAAACCAACCACATTCAGAATCAGGCAACGCTTATGGGATATACGGATGCTGGAGTTGTTAAATATCAGTTTTTGGCAGTACTGGACAGCAGGACAAGTCACATATGTTCAGAGCTTAACGGGAAAGTATTTAAAACGGAAAATGCAATGGAAGGAGAAAATTATCCGCCGATGCATCCGCACTGTAGAAGTACTACTGTCCCTTATGAATATTCTGATAGTGAATCAGATTCAGTTAACGAAACGCAAAAGGAGGAATTACGGAACGATGAAAGCGATGATGTTTATGCGAGAAGTACACTAGATGTGGGTGCCGTGAATGTACTTGAAAAGGAATTTGGTACTCTGAATAGTGATGAGGTTATTCTGAGAAACGAAAGATTGGAACATATACGAGAAAGACATCCTGAGGTTGCGGATGTGCTTAAGAATAATTATGATGAGTTAATAAAAAAACCAAATTACATCTTAAAAGATAGTAAAAACGAGAATACTGCACTATTCATAAAAAATATAGAGGGTAAAAGTTATAACACTGTCATAAAAATGAACACCGACAAGGACGTGAAACTAGAAAACTCAACTATAACATTTTATAAGATAAGGGACAGGGAGTTTAAAAGAATACTCCAAAAATCCAAGACACTATTGACAGAACCGTAAAATGAGTTTATAATATAATTAAAGGTATTTAGGATAGAGATTAGAAAATGTCCCACTATCGCCCCTATACTTTTAAAGTATACGGCAGGAGATGCAGGATGAGGGGGACCCCTGCAAATATTTTTGACAGGCACTTGGTTAAAACTGAGTGCTTTTTTATTTGTCGTACTGAGGGACATTAAACATCTGGACAGAAAATAATAGTCGACAGACTTTAAATGGGAGGGACAGTTATGTCAGAAATCACATTTACACAGGAACAGGTAGATGAAATGATTAAAGAAAGAATTGCGAGAGAAAGAAAGAAATTTGAAACTGAGAAAAAAGAGCTGGAGCGGAAACATGGAGAAACTATTGAAGATTATGAGGCCAGAATTAATAATGCTAATCTTACTGCAGAAGAGAAGTATAACAAGAGCCTTGCTGAACTTCAGAAACAGCTTGAAAGTTCAAATTCGGAGCTTGCAACTATGAAAACTAATGAACTGAAAAAAGCGGCATTAGGGAAATATAAAATTCCTGACAGTTTCCTGGGAAGTATTTCCGGGAATACAGAAGAAGAAATTGAAAACAGTGTGAAATCTTTTTCCGAGAGCCTATCCAGCTACCTCAAAACACAGAGCGGAGGGATTCCAAACAGTCTGAATGGCGGAAGTAACGGAGAAGAAAATAAAAAAGATACAGGACTTGAAGCATTTGACAAGGCTTTCAGTTCTTTTTAATTTAAAAAAGGAGATGATTAAAATATGGCAATGGTTTACACACAGATTTTTGCGGATAAAATTGATGAAAGATTTACAAGTGATGCGGTATCGCAGAAAATAGTAAATAATGATTACAGCTTTGTAGGAGCTAAAACTGTAAAGGTGACATCAATTAATACAGTTGATAATAGGGATTATAACAGGAACACAGGATACGGAAATGCAGACGTCCTAGAAAATTCAGTTCAGGAAATGACACTGACTAAGGACAGAGGGTTCAAAATACTGCTGGATAAAATGGATGAGGACGAGACAAAAATTAAGGCAGGGGAAGTACTGGCAAGACAGTTGAGGGAGAGAGTAATTCCTGAGATTGAGAAGTACAGATTTGAAACAATTCTTAAAACATGCGACACAAAATCACAGACAGTAACAGGACTTGCAGCTAACAACGCATACAACAAATTTCTGGAAGCACAGGAGAAATTAAATGACGCGGACATACCTCTGAACAGGATCGCTTATGTTACTCCTGAGTTCTTAACAAAACTGAAAAAGGATGAGAACTTCGTCAAGGCATCAGATATCGGGCAGAACATAAAAATAAACGGATTAGTAGGAATGGTTGACGGAGTGCCGATAGTAAGGGTCACTAAAAAATGGATGGAAATTAAAACAGGGGTAGGTGGAGCTACAACTAAAAATTATGGTTGTTTAGTCGGGCATAATTCAGCAACGGTTGCTCCTGTAAAACTGGCTGAGTACAGAGTGGTTACGGATTCTGAAAACTACTCAGGTACTCTGTTCCTAGGTAGATTTTATTATGACTGTTTCATACTGAATAACAAAGTAAAAGGTTTAGTTGCAATTGAAGCTTAATCTTAAAGGTTAAAACAAATAGAATTTTTAAAAATATTAGAAATAGGGTATAATAACAGTAAGCAATTAAATTTTAGGAGGAGTACCTGATATGAAGAAAATATTTTTATTTATCACAATTTTATTTGTTTTTTCCTGCGGTGAGAATAATTCAACTTTAAACTCATCAGGGAATGAGTCTTCGAGCTCGACAACAGTTTCAGCGAACACTGAAAATTCGCCAAGTACAAAAATAAAAAAGGAAAAGCTTAGAATTGAAAACGTGTTAACAACAGGTGCGAATTATTACCTCGCAGACATGAAAAAGGTAACAAAAGATTTAGACGCGATATTCTTAGGAGGAAATACTGTCGATATCGATGATTTTGTTGCTAGCATGAACAGTATGGAAAAAGGATTAAAAAAAGCATCTGACCAATTTTCAGCGACAGAATGTGAAAAAACAGGAGATGCTGCTTTCGATTCTAAATGTGCTAATTTATTAAAACTGGCTAATGAAGATTTACAATTAAAACAGGAATGGCTGGAACAAGTTAGAGTTATTATGGAAGGAGATGGAATTTCGGATAAAAATGCAAACAATTTTTCTGAAAAAACTGATAAATTTCGTAAAAAACAGGATGAATTTTTGAAAGTTTTTGGAGAGTTTAAAAAAGAATTTTAATAGCAACATGTAAATGAATCACAGTTATTAATTTAGCTGTGATTTTTTATTTTGAAAAGGTGGTAGAATTGACTGAAATAATTGATAAAGTTTACGAAAAAATAAAAATTATATCTGATATAAACTTGAATGAAGTAAAAACCAAGCTTATTATTGAAAGTGTTATCCAGGACTGCATCAACTACATGAACCGTGAAGACTTTCCGGAGGAACTGATAACTCCTACTACCGTATATATCCATAAATACAACTTTGATAAAAACAGGAATATAAAATCTATGAAAAGTGGAGAAAGGCAGGTTGAGTTTGTCACAGGTTTAAATGGAGATACTGAATTCAGAAAAAGCTTGAACCGTTTCAGGAAACTCGGAGTTGTGAAATAGGAGGTATGATATGCTAAACGAGTTTTTTAATACCGACACAATAGTTGAAGTTAAAAGGAATATAAAAACCAAAAATGAGCATGGATTGACAGTTCAGTCTTGGGAAGTTGTTTACGCTAACATTAAGTGCCAGTTAAGTGTAGGAATTTTAAGAGCTACTGAAACTGGAATTATAAACAGCTCAAAAAATACATATAAAATACTGATCAATAATGACATAGATATAAAGCAGAACGATATTTTGTTAGTAAATAAAGGCGGTATAGAATATAAATTTAAAGCTGGTAAAACGATAAAATACACTGATTTTATAGAACATCAGGAGATAGCAGTGGAGGAAGTGGATAAAAATGAAACTTAGCGGAGACTGGGAAAAACTGGCGAAAAAATTAGAAAATCTGGCTACTGACACCCCACAGAAAGTAGAAATGACACTCAAACAGATTGCCGAGCAGACAATAAAGGAAGTAAAAGAAGAAACGCCCGCGGATACCGGGCAATTAAGAATGGGATGGCACAGGGAAAATGGCGGAGGTTTAAAGCAGATAATTTACAACAATGTAGAATACGTGAACCATGTCGAATACGGCCACAGGGTAGTTTATTACGGTAAGAAGACAAACAGCGTGGTACCTGGAGTATTCATGCTGAAGAAAACAATAGACAGAATAGAGCCTGTATTTAAAGATGAAATAGGCTCAACAATAAAAGCGGAGTTTGATAAATAATGGAATTTATGGATTTTATAAAATCATTAAGCCGTAAAATAGACAGTTTTACGGGCAAGGAAGTCGGAATTGATAATATTAATAAATTAACAAGACCGGCATACTTCATTCAGGTTATCGACTATAAAAAAGAGTTTTTCGCAAATAACAGGGAAAGAATACATGTCAGCATTGATGTTGTCTACATCCCTGAAAATGCCGAAAATAACAAAGCGGAAATATATGATGCACTTGATAATCTGAATGATATGTTCGATGTCAAAGGAAATAAGATTTTAAAAGTCAAGGATAGAAATCTGACTTTAAAAAACGAGAGCACGAAAGTGGTGGATGGGCTAGGACATTATATTTTTGATTTGGATTTATTTGATGTGTACGGAGAAATACCAAAGCAAGATATAGTGAATGGTCTGAAATTAAAATTTAAAAATAAAACAGGAGAGTGATAAAATGGCAAAGGTCGGACAGATTAATGCAAGTCCAAGCATTAGCATTGAATTCAAGACACTGGCAACGACAGCTATTCAAAGAAGTGAGAGAGGAACTGTATGCCTTATTTTGAAGGATAAAAAAGCCACCGGGAAGTGGTACAGTTTCAAGACAATATCGGACGTTGATGCTAAAAGCTGGGACGCAGAAAGCATGAAATATATTAACTTAGCTATGCATTATGGAGCATTTAAAGTATTAGTCAGAGTAGTGCAGAATGAAGAAGCTATGGATAAAGTGCTGAAGGATTTAGAAATGAGAAAATTTAACTGGCTGGCTTATCCAGGAGCTATAGAAACAGAAGACCAGACGATTGTGAACTGGGTTAAGCAGCAGTTCGGAACTACCGGGTCAATCGGAAAAACAGTCAAATACGTGTCAAGCTATGCAAACAGGTCAGATCATGTGGCTATTGTGGAACTCGGAAATGGCGGAACATATAAGTCTATTTACGGGGATTTCACGGCACAGGAATACACGGCGGCTATAGCAGGGCTTATTGCGGGAATGCCGTTAAACCGTAGTGCTGATAATCATGTCATGAACGACTTGAAAGAAGTTGAAGACTATGAACCTAAAGTTGGTAAATTCAGCTTATATACAGAAGAAGACATGGTCAGGGTAAACTATGGAGTCAACTCTAAAACTACGTTCGACAGCACATGGAAAAAAGACACTAGAAAAATCAAAGTCGTTGAAGGGATGTGCTTTATTGTAGATGACATAAGGGATACATTCAAAAAATACTGGATTGGGAACTATATCAACGATTATGACAACAAAATGAATTTCTGTTCAAACGTAACAAAAGTATATTTTAAGGAAATGTCACCGAATGTATTGAACGGAAATTACGATAATAAAGTGGAGATAGATTTTGAAGCACAGAAAAGAGCGGTTGTAGCGGATGGACTGGATGCAGATACCATGACTGAGCTGGAGATACTGCAATACACTACCGGGGATGATGTATATCTGACAGGTGATGTGAGATTTGCTGACACTATGGCATCGCTTAGCCTGTCAATGTTAATGTAATAATAAAAAGGAGCTGATAAAATGTCAGAAAATGTAAGAGGAAACAGAACCATAACAGGAGCTTACGGAGAGTTGTGGCTTGATAATGAAAAAGTGGCAGAACTGAAATCAATAGAAGCTAAAATTTCAGCTGAAAGAACGGATGTCCAGCTGGGACCTTCTGTTGACAGTAAGATTACGGGATTAAAAGGGGAAGGTACCCTGACAATCTATAAAGTCTACACGAGGGGTAAAAAAATACTCGAAAACTGGGCAAAAGGAAAAGATACCAGAAGCAGAATAGTGACATCAATTAAAGATCCGGACAGTTTAAGAGGTCAAGAAGAGAGAGTGTCAATTGATAATGTGTGGTTCAATTCGGTTGAATTGGCTAAATTTTCAAGGGGAGAAATTGTAGAAGAGGAAATCCCTTTTGGATTTACCCCGAGTGATGTTAGATATGAAAATTCTATAAAATAAAAAGGCAGGTAAGACATGAAAAATATATCAATAGATATGTTACTGGAAAACAGTAAAAAGCTAGCTGAGAAAAAAACGGTAAAGGTAGAAGTGGCGGAGTTAGGCGGAGTACTGGAGCTGGAAGTACTGAACAGAATGGAAATACTGGATATTTTAACTAACGGCAACAGCACAGACAAGGACAGTGAAGTGGTTTACACTGCAGGAAAGATTTTTAAGGACGATAAACTGATCACTCAGTTAGGTTGTGAAATGAATCCGGTAGAAGTTGTATCAAAAGTACTGAGCCATTCAACAATAACAGGCATCTCAGAAATACTTATGAAAAAAGCAGGGTGGAATGAAAAATTTACTGTTGAAGAAGTGGTTGAAGAAATAAAAAACTAATTAAGGGCGACTGGAAAGCAAGAACAGTCGCTCATTATTTAAATTGTGGCCACAGCTTACAGAGTTTAAAGGGACTGAGCAATTCAGAATTATTATTCATGTTCCTTATGATTGGAGGTGTACCGGAGAATGAGTGAATATAAGTTAAGTGCCCTGCTCGAACTGAAAGACAAGTTTTCAGGTACAGCACAGAAAGTAGGGAGCTCACTTAATGAATTAAAAAATAAGACTACCGGGGTAGCAGATAAGCTTAAAAGCTCTTTTAATGGAGTAAGAGGAGCACTGGCAACTGTCGGAGTAGGTATCGGAGCGACTGCCGTGGTCGGTGTCCTGAAATCGTCTGTCCAATCTTACGCCGATCTGGAAGATCAGGTAAGAAGGAACAGGGCTATCATGAGTGCTTCAGCAGAGCAGGAAAAACAGCTTATGCAACAAACAAGAGATTTAGGCCGTTCAACCAAATTTACGGCACAGGAAGTGGCAGAGGCACAGATGTATCAGGCAATGGCAGGTATGAAAACAAATGAAGTATTAGAAATGACACCTAAGCTTTTAAAAATGTCGATTGCGGCTGGAAGTGATTTTGCCCAGACTTCCGACATAGTGACGGATAACCTGTCAGCTTTCGGTATGTCAATAGGCGAAGTTGACAGACTTATGGATGTAATGGTTGCGACAAGTAACAATGCAAATACTAATGTTCAGATGTTAGGGGAGGCATATAAATATGTTGCGGCGAGTTCAAGGAATTTTGAAAGTTTTGAAAATGTAAATATACTGCTGGGAGTACTCGCGGATAACGGAATTAAGTCAGGTCAGGCAGGGCGGAACTTGGCAGCGATTTACAGAAGGCTTGCCAATCCTCCGAAAGAAGTGGCGAATGCTCTGACTGACCTTAACATTCAGCTTTATGACCAGCAGGGAAAATTTAAAGGCGTAAAAGCGTTATGTGATGACCTTAAAAAAGCTACAGCTAACCTTACCCAGGAAGAAAGGAACAGATACTTGGCAATGATAGCTGGCGGAGAGGGTATGAAAATACTTGCATCCATCATGGGAACTACTGAAGAAGGTTATAACAAGGTAGCTGATGGGGTAAGAAATGCTAAAGGTGCTACCGATAAATTTGCTGATGAAATGAGTAACACGACAGCAAATAAGATAGCACAGTTCGAGTCTGCCCTTGCTGACCTGAAAATATCAATAGGGGAAGCCTTTGCACCGATAGCTACTAAATGGATGGAAGACTTCATGAAAAAAGTTGAGGAATGGCAAAAAACGGGGGCATTAGACCCTGATAAATTAAAAGGAACTGCTGAAGGGCTGGTAAAAGCGGCCGAAATAGGAATGCGTGGTATCGCAGGAGTGAAAGGTGCAACATGGGGAGCTTCACTGGGAACGGCAATAGGCGGACCAGTAGGAACGGCAGTAGGTGCGGCGATAGGTGGTGCAATAGGTTATTTCTCACCGGATATAGTGAAAAAACTGATTGAACCTAAAAACAAAAAACTGGAAAAGGAAAAACGGGATGCGATAAATAAGGCATTTGACGTTTCTTCAAATACGAACCGTTATATGAAAGGCAGTGGTTACAGTTACATGGGTCACAATGTGGATCTGAGGACAGATGCGGAGAAAAAAGAAGATGCAAGAATTGCAAGGAAGAAGGAATATGCAAGGAAATCATATGAGGCCATGCCGGTAATAACGTTGGATGTGAGGACGATACAACAGCAACTTGGAATATTATCGCAACAGAACATGGGGATTACCCAGCAGGATAAAACAGCACAGTTAACAAGTGCGATTAGCCAACTCCTGTCTAAACAGCAGAACACTAACCCGTTACAACCACTGGACACTACAGCTATAACCAATGCCCTCAGTACAGGGCTGAGCCCTTTAAACGGTTTGCCTAATCTTTTAAATAATAGATTAAATATGATGCAACCACAACAGCTGATACCCCAACCAGTATCTGTAGAGCAAATTATTAATCATGAAGCTAATGCACAAATAGCGGCACAATTATCAAACATAACCATAAATGATACAGCTAAAATTGAGAGCATAGCTAAGCAGATAGCCGAAACTGTCAGTCAGAATACATACAATACAATGATGTCAAACTTACGTGCACAGATTCAGGCGTCACAATAATCAGGAAAGGAATTTTAAAAGTTATGAGACCGATATTCATGTTGCTGTATGATACAGATCCGTTTATTTTTACAATACCCCCTTTAGATTTTAAGATTACAGGCAGTCAGAACAGTGAGGTTGTAAAGATTTTAGATGTGGGGGAAGTGGCATTGATAGGGGAAAAGAATATAAAAAAAGTAAGCTTTTCCACATTTTTACCCGCCAAAAAATCTAAGTTTTACAACATGCTATTCAACCGGCACTCCCCCATGAGCGGTATAAAGAAACTGGAGAAGTATAAGGATAATAAAGAGATTCTGACCTTAATAGTTCCTAACTACAGCATTTATTTTAAATGCCACATCGAACAGCTGGATTATGAAATAAAGGAAAGGACGGGAGATGTCGATATTTCGCTCAGTCTGATAGAGGCAAGGAAACAAACAAGGTTAATCGATGACGTTAATGAACTTTATGAGAGGCATACCGGGAGAACTTCGCCGATTAAAGAGTATCAGCTGGAAGAGAGATTCGAAAATATTAAGTCCGGCTTGAAAGATAAAATAAAAGGAAAAATTGATAGCCTGATAAATTCTAAGAAATAAAAAGGATTGGGAAAAATGCTGAAGATAGTTGTTAATAACGAAGAACATATTAAAAAGTTTGAAAGAATAACTTGGAAAGGTGGAATAAACGGCACTTCGCGGACATTGGAAGTGAGATATTTAGACGACAACACAATTGCTAAGCTGGGAGATAAGGTAGAATTTTACGTTGATGAGGATAAACTGTTTACCGGTAAAGTTTTTTCCGTGGAAGTGACCGGGCAGAGTCAAATCAAAACTTTCAGCTGTTTTGACAACTCCATATATCTGAATAAAAACTATTTTGTAAAAAACTTTAATAAGAAAAAACCATCGCAGATATTAAAAGAGATCTGCGGAGAACTGAAACTGGAAGTGGGGAATTTACCACAGGATATAGTTGACTGCACATATCCTGCAGTTAACCGTAGCGGGTATCAGATAATTCTGAATGCGTATACGATACAGCACAGGAAGGATAAAAAAATATACTCGATTGTCAGCAATGACGGGAAAATAGAAGTGATAGAACAGGGAGCGATGGCAGATGTGCTGTTACATTCCGAACAGGATATAAAAAGTTCCAAGTATGGTGAAGACATCGAGAAAATGGTGAATCAGATTGTCATATACAAGACTGAAAAAGAAAAGCAGCAGATAGTGGATAAAGTGGAAAATAAAGAAGACAAGGAGAAGTACGGTTTATTTCAGAAAGTAATGCAGTATGACAAGGACAGGGATAACATCAGTAACGCTAAGGAAATGTTGAAAAGTGTTAAAAAAACTGGGAATATAACCTGTCTTGGTAATGTTCTGATTCAGAGCGGTTATTCGATAGGGATACATGAACCACACACAAACCTTGTCGGTAGTTTTTTAGTAAAAAATGACACGCATATCTGGGAAAATGATGTGTATTACTGTGATGTGGAGCTGGCTTTTGAGAATGTGATGGATAAAACTGAATTTGAAGACAAGCCGAAATCCAAAAAATCTAAAAATAAAAAAACTAAAAAAGAAAAAACAGGAAAAAAGGCAGGTGGTAAATAATGAGCATGTTTGAGATATTAAACGATATGATTGACACCGGAGTGCAACAGCAGGCGAACAACTTTATAAGAGCCAGTGTTACCAGTCCACCGCCTGAACTGAAAATAAAATTTGATAATGTGGAAGTACCTTCGGAGCAGATATACTGCTCTAATTTTTTATTACCGAATTACCACAGACTTTATAAGATAGACGGTGTGATTGACGAGATAACTATTGATGCATCTACTCAGACAGAAACCGCTAACGGACCCGCTCCTCATACTCACGGCCATTCAACAGTTAAAGGTTCGGGGACATATAAAAGTCACAAGGATATATGGTTTGAGGATACTTTAAAAGTTGGGGATGAAGTACTGGTGCTGATATTAGGCGTACACTATGTGGTAGTCAGTAAAATTGTAAAAATGCCAAGCAACGCAATAGAAGGGGTGTGATTATGGATTTTGAAAAGCTGTTCTTAAAACAGAACGAAAAAAAAGAAAAAAAGGAATTACTTCCGTTTAAAGAGTATGCAATTCATTTTGATACGCTGGAGCCTTTGAAAAACGGGGATAGACTTGTTGAATTAAATGGGAATGAAGCCCTTAAAGTATGGATATTCAAGGCACTTAAAACGAGAAGAAATTTTTACGGAATACACTCTGACAGCTATGGAAATAACCTGGATGAGCATATAGGTACGATTTATCAGGAAAGCGTGAAAAATGCCCTGATTATCTCAGAAATCAAAGATTGCCTGCTGGTCAATCCATATATTTTGGACTGCTATAATTTTGATTTGAGCTACAACAGCGATGACAATCACCTGGAAGTATCTTTTAACATATCTACTGTCTATGGGGAGAGCGAGGTGAACTACATTGAATAAAATAGAAGCTAGGAATACTTTTTTAGCCAATCTGGAAAATAATTTCTCGAAAATAGAAGGATCTTTTAATTTTGATATAGCGAGTGCTTACGGAATAGAAGCGGAGAGCATATATAAGTCACTGGAATACTGGGTCAATCAGACTTTCATTGATACAGCGACAGAAGACGAATTTATAGATTATCATGCGATGCTCTTCGGAGTGACGAGAAAGCAAGGAACTAAGGCAAGAGGAGAAATAACGATAACCGGGAAAGCTGACACAACGATATCTGCAGGAGCGATAGTACTAAAAACGGACAGCACAAAATATAAACTGCTCTATGATACGATTATAGCTTTTAATGGAAAAGCAGTTGCAGAAGTGGAGTGCTTAGAAGTTGGAGAAGTCGGGAACTGTGGCATAGGTGAGATAGTAAACTTTGAAATAACTAATGCCGACATCTTCACAGTGACTAACGAAAAAGCTTTTACAAACGGATATGAAAAGGAGCCCAACGACAGTTTAATAGTGAGAGCGAAGGAAAGGATACTAAAACCGGCACATAGCGGTAATATCTATGACTATGAAAAATGGGCAAAGGAGATAGACGGAGTGGGTAAAGTGCTAGTTGAACCGCTGTGGAACGGGAACGGAACGGTAAGAGTCAGAATCTCGAACTACAACAATACTTTAGCCGATAACGAGCTGATACAGAAAGTGAAAAGAAGGATAGAACAGATTGACGGGAGGCCGATTGGGGCAGATGTTACTGTGACAAGTTTTGATGGCAAGAATATCTCGATATCAGTAAGTGTTATTTTAAGTCCAGGAACAAAGCTAAATGCTGTAACAGATTTAATCAGTTCAAAAATAAAACAAATGATAAAAGATAACTCAGCACTTTATAGCTTGAACAACAAGGAAATACTGTCTATTAACAGGGTTGAGAAAATAGCTTTATCTATTGACGGAGTTGAGGATTGTAAAGTACTGATAAACAATGACAGTAAAAACATTACAGTGGACAGCAATGAGATATTAATAGTGACTGGAGTTGTTATCAATGAACAGTAAAATAAAAGTGATTTCCAAAGTTGCCAGAAATAGTATGCAGGTTGACTTGATAAAAAGCCTGATAATAGAATCTCAAAAGATAAAAAATGACATTGAGAAATATAGGGAATTTGTTTTTTAAAACTTTTTTAACGAGAAACAGATTATAAATTATGAAAAATTTATGGAACTGGAATACGACCCGAGATTGAGCCTGCAGGACAGAAGAGAGAGAATTCTGTTCCGTTTACTGTCAAAGCGGATATTTTCTCCGGACAACTTGAAGGAACAGGCTAGAATATTTACAAATGGAGAAATTGAAGTAAATGAAGTATTTAACGAGTATTACTTTATCATAAAGTTTACAAGTATATATGGTATCCCACCCAATTTAAATAATTTTATCAATTTTATAGAGCTGAATAAACCAGCACATTTAGGGTACAAAATAGTTTACAGCTACATGACATGGGACGAGTTTGACAGATACAACAAAACTTGGGACATGTGGGACGGCTTGAATTTAAATTGGGATGATAGAGAAAAATATAAGGAGTAGGAGGTAAAAAAATGCCAGCACAGAAAAAAACAAGTTTAGGATTAAATCAGTGGATAGGGAGCGAATATCCGAAAAGGATTGATTTTGTCGAAGATAACAAAATAATAAACAATGAACTTGAAAACAGAGTAAAATACACAGACCTTGCAACTGAAACGGTGCCAGGAATAATAACATACGCAAAAATAAAAGAGATAGCACCAAAGCCTGACTTGTCGCCGTATATTCCGTTTAATAAAGGGTACAGGGTCGATAATAATGTTGATTGGGTGATAAGGGCAAATAAAAGCGAGACATGGATGCCACATCAGGCACTTATGTTTAACGAAAATGGAGCTTATACAGGAGCTTTCCATATAAACGGGGTTGGAGCTTATTATAAAACTCCAGGTCGTAATAACGGAAACTGGTGTCAAATCATGGATAACTACGACATGGCTGCCAGAGACCAGAGGATGAATAATATGGATACAGACCGTACTAATTTATGGAATCATGCAAATAACATAAATGGGAGATTTAACTGGGCGAATACTTACAACAGCAACAATTATATAGCTCCTGGTGGAAGTATTGCGGCTGTTCCCGCGAACTGGAATGAAATAGTCATCTACTACAAAGTTGGGAGTGACGCCATGAGAGGAACTGTTACTTTTGTAAAGGGTGGACATGCTTTTGTTCATAACAATGGCGGGCTACATATCGAACTGCGTGGGACAGTTATCCATTCTGTCGGTGCAAATACAGGAACAGTAATGCAAGTATGGGTCAGAGTATAGGAGGTAGTATGGAAATTGTAATATTGTGGGTTGATAAAATAACGGGACAATTTTTCAAAATGGATGGAAAACCCTCTTTAAAAGAGGATGTTGAAAATTTTGATTGTATCGAAGTAAATGAGGAAGCTTTTAACAAATATGAGAAAATGAAAGCTGAAGGGCATATATTAGTCTATAAAGCAGGAAAAATTAAAATTCAGCAGGAAATCTTTGATAGAAATTTAAAAACAGAGCAGATAAAAAAGGAATTATCTGAATTAAAGGTTGAATATTCTGAAAAGGAATTTATTTTTAAAGGTAAATATTTACAAAAAAACAGGGAGAAAGGCGACAGGGATAGTTTAACGAGTTTAATTTTACTGCTGACGATAACTGGGAGAAAAGAAACGAATGAGTGGAAATTGATAGATAAGGATACAAGAGAACATGTTTATCCGACTTTGACACTTGATGATTTCAAATTAATGGCATTTCATATGCAGTCACAGTTATCTAAAGCAATAAAAACAGAAAGTGAAATTATATCTAAACTTAAAACTCTGACAGATGAAGAGCTTAAAAAATTTAATGCAAGAGAAGAATTTGAAAAGTTATGGAATTAATCATGAGATTTTATCACGATTAATCTCACGAATAAAGGAGGTAGTATGCAGTTAGAAAAAGACAAGCTATATATAAGTTTTCATAAGCCAAAATCAATTGTCGGTTTATTGATATCAATCAGGACATTAGGAAAATATAGCCATTGTGAGCTGGTGTACAATGATTATGTTTATTTGTCGAATCCTGGTGGAGTTCGTATAAAGCCTTTTGTACGAAAAGAAAATATGGACATTTTCGAGCTTGATAATCGCATAGAAATCCCAATTGTGCTTGAAGAGTTTAAAAAATTAAAGGGAAAAGGGTACGATTATTGGGCAATATTTTTAGCTCAATTACTGGAGCTGGGAATAGAATATAAAGATAAATATTTCTGCTCTGAACTGTGTCTGCATTTAATAAATAAAGGTCTGGATGATAGTCTTACATACAATTTAATGGCATTAAAAGAAAGTGCATTTAGTCCAGTAAAATTGTTTAAATATCTGAAATTTATGGAATTATTAGGAAGAAAGGTGGAATAGAAATGGAAATAGGAAATTTAAAAGGAACTGAGTTTTTGCATGAAGGAAAAGAGTTAAAGGTGACTGATGTGAAAGTGGAAGGAACAACAATAATTTTGACTACTGAGGAAACAGGTGCTACAGAAAAAGAAGTCGTAAAACCTGTTTATTCTTTCAGTCAGGCAAGCTTAGATAAAATGTCAAAAGTACATCCAAAACTTATTGAAGTAATGAAAGAAGCTATTAAAAATAGTCCATTTGATTTCAGAGTCACAGATGGAGCTAGGACAACAGAAGAACAGTTTGCTTTGTATCAAATCGGAAGAAGTAAACCGGGTAGAATTGTAACAAATTGTGACGGAAGAAAAGCAAAATCTAACCATCAAATTAAAGCTGATGGATTTGGCCATGCTGTGGATATATTTCCTTGCGGAGTTATCGAAAACGGAGAATATAGAAAATTTACGTCTGAAGAAGGGTATGATGATAAGAAATTAAAAATTATATCTGATCATATCTTAAAGATAGCGAAAGAAAAAGGAGTAAATGTTGAGTGGGGTGGAAACTGGAAAATGCACGATACACCTCACTTTGAAATAAAATAAAACTTGTATATTTAGCCTACACGGAAAAGCTCATTTGACAGAATAAAATTCAAATTTGAGCCTGTCAGATGGCTTAAAATATAAAATAAAAGAGAGGATGATGTAAAATGACAGAAGCAATGGTAAAAATGTATGTTATCAACAAAATAGGAGAACTTGCAAAAACTTCAATATACAGAAGTGAGATAGTAAATGCAGGAAAAGCAGGATTTGAAAAATTTGAGGCTGTTGTAAATAATTTCTGGGATAAGGCAGAGGAATACATTATAAAAGAAAAAGAAATTGATAGAAAATGGATTCCTGATGTCGTAGAAAAATTTGGAGAAGAAGCAATACATAAAGCTGTTAAAATATTAAGAGTGGAACTTGATCCAAGAAAACTTGTACAGGATATATTCAACATTGAAAAGAAAGAAAATCCTGCTGTGCTGTAGCAACTAAGGAGGAAAACTTGTGGGAATTAACTTTAATGAAGTGAAAGCTATTGTTGAGTTAGGTATAATGAGCGTTATAAGCTATATATATATCACACAGCAGAAAAAGCTTTTTGAGCAGCAGGAGAAAGTTATATCAGTCTTAGCAAAACTTGAAAATCAGCTGAATAATGATATGTTGCGAGGGAAAGGATTAGAAATATCTCTCGTACTTAAAATTCAGGATCTGAGATGGAGCATACAAAAAAGAGTTATCAAATACATAAAAAATAATCACATAAAAGAAAATTGGGTTATCATTAACAAAGAAATTGACACATTTTTTAATGTGAAATTGATAGACTTTGAAACGGAAATGCATGATGTAATAGATGATATTACTTTTAAAATAATTTATGATATTCTGAAAAAAGAATTTATTGAGACAAAAAATATTCTCACTAATATTCTCTCAGATTTAAAAGATGATGGAGCTACTGAAAAAGAATTATATGAACGAGCAATAAGAACTGTAGAAGCACATATGCAGACAATAGAAAATGAGCTTGTTGCAAAGATAAAAGAGTTGATAAATTAGGGCAGTCTTTACGACTGTCCTCTTTTTTTATTGACAAAAAATAAAATGATAGTATAATTTTATAAAACAGTAAAAAAGG